GGTATGTAAAACAGAGTGGTCTTTTAAAGAAGTCAATAAGATCATATTTGATAAATATATACAATTCTTAAATACTATGAACATAGCTTGGCTAAAGGAAATAGAGAGAGACACAAAATAGTTTATGCCAACATATACTTACATATGCAATAAGTGCGAAAAGAAATTTGAATTATTCGCTCATTTTTCAGACTATAAAGAACACCCCAAGTGTCAACACTGCGCTGCAAAAAATACAGAAAGATCTTATGAAGACGATGTCATCAACGTTTCTTGTTCTATAAGAAAACACTCTAGTGAACTTAAAACATTGGGAGATCTAGCTAATCGTAACAGAGATTCTTTAAGTGATGATCAAAGAATGTCTTTGCACGAGAAACATAATTCATACAAAGATCCTGAAGAAATAGCCAATCTACCTAAAGGAATGTCTCAAATTAAAAAACCTAAAACAAAAACCAAATGGACAAAATAATGACAGAGCAAAATATTTCGGAAGAAGAAAAGAAAGCTATCGATACAGTATTAGAGAGCATATTAAAACAAAATACATTATCAAATGAGATCGAACAAGAATATGAAAAACTCTTAGAGTGTCCACACGAGCTGGTAATTACTGTAACTGCTAAGGTTTTAGAACAAGACGAAACTGGCAATGTTGTTGGAATTAATGAAATTTGCAAACAGAATTATCACGTTCCCGTACCTCAGAACAAGCACTATCATGAGTACATGGCAGGGTTCTTCAACAAACTGCAGAAATGTATTATGGAATCTGATAAAGAAGCAACAGAGAAAGCATCGGAGATAAATAATGAATGATTTCATTTTTACTATTGATCACAATAAGCAAGACACCACAGATTATAAGTTTTACTGTCTTGTCGGAGATGAAGACCACGTAGATTCCAGTGGCAACCCTATGCTTAATGCAGATAGCAATAAAGTACTAGCTAAAAAAATTACAAAAACAAATAATCCTACACAATATTTTATTAGACTATCAACCAACAACAAGCTATATAATCCAATCTCTCAATTAGGAGAAGATAAATCTTCTAGCATAGTTGATAATACTTGTCGTCCAACTAATCGTTTTACTCCGGTTAGCTATGCAGTATTTGAATGTTATTTACAATTCCTTTGTTCTAAAAATTTATTATGGCTTAACAAAGCAGAAAGAGAGAAGATTTGATGGCTAAATTAAGTAAAGCAAATAAGTATGCTATTCTTTGGCTCAGTCACACTGGTGAAGGTATTGATAAGATATCGACTGAACTAGGAGTGTCAGAAAAGCAGATTAACGAGGTGCTGGAAGCCAATGTTCAAATGAATACTGTACCAAAACCTAATGCTAAAAGTTTAATGATTACCCATACATCTGGTAAGAAATTAAACAATGTAGCAATTATGACCAAGGATGCTTCAGCAATTGCCGACGAAACAAGAAAGCAAGCAGAATCATCGCAGGGAAGAAACCAAGAAAAGAATATTTTTAGACCAAACAAGTCCAAGTAATGCATAAAGCTCAATACCCCTCCAGGTATTCTAATGGTAAGGATGTGTCCGCTGCTCAGTATATCACTGAGATAATATGCGAACATAAAGCCAAATTAAGTAACATAGATTTACACTATAGGTTCTGGTTGACTAAAGAGTGGTCAACATATTATAGGAACCAAATAGGATCAGCAAATAAACTACTTAAAAAATACCATCCCAAAGCCATTATAAAAGCCTTGAATGATACCAAATCAGCTAAGATTTACTCTTTGCGAGCGCCACACCTTCTTGCTATTATAGACCAATACCAAAAGATAGTGGAGCAGGAAAATACGGAATTGTCTATGGACTATGATCGTAAAGATAATATAGTACATAGAAAAGCGAATAACAGTAAACCAAATATCATTTCCAAACTACGAGATTTAGAATAATGGCTACAACGCTAAAAGAAGATGTTAATAAGAATTTTGGTGATGGGATTATTTTGTCTGGTAATGCTATTGTAGATAAAAAAATCTTAACAATACCTATTGGTCCAGCTTTAGATATCGCTCTCAACGGAGGAATACCCGAGGGTAGTTTTGTTGTTCTTACCGGACAGCCAAAGTGTGGTAAAACAACATCGTCACTAGACTTTGCTGCAACGGCACAAAGACTAGAATATGCTTATGGATCTTTTAAAGAAGGTCGTCAAGTGTACTACCTAAATATTGAAGGTAGATTAAAGAAAAGAGATCTTGAAGGAATACCAGCATTAGACCTCTCTAGATTTCATGTAATAGGTTCTCAGCAAGGCAAGATTCTACACGCTGAAGAATACCTGCAAATTGGAGAAAGAATTATTAATGAAATTCCTGGATGTGTTCTAATCATAGACTCGTACTCTGCATTATGTACAGAAGCAGAAATTACATCTGATATGGATAAAATGCAAAGAGCAGACGGGGCTAAACTTTTGGCTAAGTTTTGTCGTAAAGTCGCTAATGTTATTCCTGTTAATAAGAATATCGTTATTGGTATTACTCACTTAATGGGTAATCCAACTGGTTATGGTGCAGAATTTAAAGAAAAGTCTGGGCAAGCTATCGCATATCAGACTGATATCAAACTCAGAGCAAAAACATTCAAGCCTTGGTTGCTGGGTACCGATAATACTCAAATAGGACAAGAGATAGAATGGCAAGTTATATGTTCAGCATTGGGACCACCCGGAGCAACAACAACCAGTTATATTAGATACGGTCAGGGTATTGATAAATGTACCGAAATTATCAATCTAGCTTCCGATGTTGGTATTATTCATAAGGGTGGTGCTTGGTATACTATTACCGTATTAGAGGATAAGCCTAAATTCCAAGGGTCAGAAAAGGTAAGAAACTATCTATTAGAAAATCCTACCGCTTATGCTACTGTTGAAAATGCTGTAAAAGAAGTATTAGGAATTAATAAATGAATATAGTCGATTTGGATGGGAATTCTCATTCTTGGCACTTGACAGGTTACATTGCGAAGGGTAAAATGCAAAATAAGTCATCTTTTCATCTGGAAGCCAGAAAGATTCTGACTAAAAATTTTCCAACCATGCAAATACTGGAGGAAGTTCCAGTACCATTGCGTAAATCGGAAACTTTGTATTTAGATTTTTATATTCCTCTATTAAAGATGTCGGTAGAAGTGCATGGAGAGCAGCATTATAAGTTCATACCATTCTATCATAATTCTAGAATTTCTTTTCTCAAGTCTCAAAAAAGAGATCATGATAAACAAGAATGGTGTGAAAAAAATGGAATCAAATATATAGTATTAGGATATATGGAATCTCCAGAAGTATGGGAACAAAGGATTACCAACAATGAATAGAAGTGCGAAAGAAGATTTACAACACTGGGATAAGGTGCTTGACGAATACGAAAAGAGTATTTCGCTGCCAGAGTATGCTCAATCATATGGTGTGTCAGAACAAGAAATGAACACATATTTAACAATGTCTCGTGATGAAATTGAGAAGCTATCTCCAGAAGATTGTGCTCAAATATCCTACAGACTTGGACAGTTTGCTTTTCATGTTCAAAGAACAATTAACAGAGAAATTGCCAGACAGAATTGGGCTGAAGAGTCTATTAAAGAGACAATAGCGGATGAAGTGAATAATTATAAAGGATATGGCTATATTGAAAAATCTTTACAAGCCATAAAGCATAATGATAAAGCACAGTCTTTGAGCAGTATTAAGAAGTATGCTAAGCAAAGAAGTGACAGACTATCTTATATAGCAAATAGTTTAAAGAATTTATCTGATATCATGTTGTCCATTCAAAGAGCAAAGGTGAGTCATGGATCCTAAAGAAGTGCTAAATAATCCAGAAAATGTTAAGTTGTTAATAAACCTACTACAAAGTCTATTGCCCAATGACCAAACTCCTGAACAAGAAGCAAAGACAGAAACCAAATCTTCAAAGTCTAAAATGAAGACAAAGAGTCGTCAAAGAGGCAGGACTCAAAATGATAGCGAAGAATCGGTAAATAAATTTGCTAAAATGCCAGAGTTTAGTATGCATAAAGAAGATAGTTCAATAGACAAAAAGCTATCAAAACATCCTCCGGTAGCAAGAATGAGAGAGTTTGAACCAGTACAAGTAACATGCAGAATTTGTGGTAAGACAGAGATTGTTAGTCCTGGTTTAATATTTGAGGGCGCCTCAAGATACAAATGTAATAACTGTTCAACTCAAGCAGGGTAATTATGATTTTATGTGATCCTTCCGCAGAAAGAGCGGTACTGAGCGGTATATTGAAGTATGGTGAAGATGCCTACTTGGATATTTGTGATATAATCCAAGAAGGCGCATTTACTATTGACAGCAATCAAATAATTTATAAATGCATTAAGAATATCTGTGATAAAAATCCTCAGACTAAACTAGATCTAGCATCTATCTACTCGTCTGCCCAAGAGTTGGGACTATCAGACGTTTTATCCAAAAAAGAGGAAGCGCAGCACTTAAAAGCTATATTCGATTTTCCAGTTAATCTAGAAAACGTTAGGAAGTTTGCTGCCAAAATCAAGAAGCTAGAAATAGCCAGATTACTACATAAAGAACTAGAGAATGCTCAGGAACAACTATTAGATGTTACTGGGTCAGAGAATATATCTTCTATTATAGGTATAGCAGAAGAGTCTATCTTTAATTTCTCTTCTTCTTTGTCAACTGACGGTGATTCTTCTCCATCTTCTATAGGCAAAGACATTGATGATTATATTAAGTTTTTGCAAGAACATAAAGTAGATCAAATTGGTATATCTACAGGATTTCCAGTTTATGACCAGTCTATTGGAGGGGGTTTGCGTCGTGGAACAGTTAATGTAATAGCGGCCAGACCAAAGGTGGGCAAGACATTACTATCAGACAATATGGGTTATTATATTGCTAGTAAGTTAAAAATACCAGTATTGAATATGGATACTGAAATGACTAGGGAAGACCACGTTCATCGTATTCTTGCTATGTCATCAGAACTAGAAATATCCAAAATAGAAACTGGTAAGTTTGCAGATACTCCAGGATCTATGTCTAAAATGCAAGCAGCTGTAGCTGAATTAAAAGCCAGTAGACTGTATCATCATAGTATTGCTGGCAAATCATTCGAAGAACAATTAGCATTAATGAGGAGGTGGATAGTTAAAGAGGTTGGACTTAATGATGACGGCACAGCTAAAGAGTGCGTAATTTTTTATGACTATCTAAAGCTCATGGACTCTGCCGGTATCTCTCAAGACATGAAAGAATATCAGGTTCTTGGCTTCATGATGACATCATTACATAACTTTGCCGTTAAATATAAGGTACCAATAGTAGCCTTTATACAATTAAACAGAGACGGTATTTCCAAGGAAAGTACAGATACCGCTAGCGGATCAGACAGAATCATTTGGCTCTGTAGCAATTTCACTATCTTTAAAAGAAAGTCAGATGAGGAGATTGCTGAAGATGGTCCAGATAATGGGAATCGTAAGTTAGTGCCATTAATTAGTCGTCACGGAGGAGGATTAGACGATAATGATTATATTAATTGTCACATGAAGGGTTGGTGTGCCAAAATAGTAGAAGGTAAAACTCGTTTAGAATTAGTTAACAACGTTCAGACCAAAAAAGATGGATTTATAGTTAGTAACAATGAATATAATGAAGAAGAAGCAGAAGAAATACCATTCGTATGATCAGCATCAATTAAAGCATCTATCTGATGTGGTCTGTGATGATATAGAGAATTTACTCAGTCATCTCGGAATAACATCTTATAGAATGCTTGATAAAATGGTTATCATGAGTTGTCCAATCCACGGAGGAGATAACGACTCCGCGTTTAATCTGTATCATCAAGGAGACTCTTATAGAGGTAACTGGAAATGCAGAACCCATCAATGTGAAGAAATTTTTAAGTCGTCTATTATTGGGTTTATTAGAGGTTGTTTGTCTCATGAAAAGGGATGGTCTAAATCAGGAGATCCAGTAGTATCTTTTGGTGAAGCTCTGGAGTTTGCTATTGATTTTAGTAAGTCTGATTTGGCCAATATCAAGGTCTCAAAAAGAGCCAAAGAAAAATCTACTTTTATAAATGCCATAAAAAATATTCAATCAAATGATAGGCCAATAAATCTTGGTACTGTTCCCAGATCATCTGTGGTTAAAGCTCTGTCTATTCCATCTCAATACTTTTTAAATAGGGGCTTCAGTGAGGACGTATTGCGCAAATATGACGTTGGAGACTGCTTAGATCCTAACAAGGAAATGTGTGACAGGGCGGTGGTTCCTGTTTATGATGATAGTGGTCAAAATATGACAGGTTGTACTGGACGAACCTTCTATAATAAATGTATCAAATGTGGAGGATTCCATAAAACCGAATCAGATTGCCCATCTGACAATGAGGTATGGAAGTACTGTAAATGGAGACATAATAAAAACTTTAAAACACAAGAGTATTTGTATAATTATTGGTTCGCTAAAGAGCATATCTCGTCTTCTCATACTGTGATTCTGGTAGAAAGTCCTGGAAATGTATGGAGACTAGAAGAAGCAGGAATACATAATTCTGTGGCAATCTTTGGAGCATCATTAAGTCACAAGCAAAAGATGTTATTAGATATTTCTGGAGCCATGAACATAGTAACAATTATGGATAATGATAAGGCTGGCGAGGCTGCTGCTAAGAATATAGAAGAAAAATGTTGTAGAACATATAACATTAAACACATTAAGTTAACAGCAAACGATATTGCAGAAATGTCTACAAAAGATATTCATGAATATATTTTACCACAACTACAAGGATACTCTATATGATAGTGCTAGGTATATCTGGACGAAAACAATCCGGCAAAACAACAGCTGGTAACTTTATATTATCTCTGCATCTGTCTAAACTAGGCTTGGCAGAAAAGGTATTACTAGACGACGAAGGACAGATACTACTTTCTGATTTTGGCGGAAATAAAGAGTACG